CTACTTACGCTTGTCGTCCGCTGCTGCGGTGGCATGAGCGGGAGCGGGGGTGGGGGCCGGCGGATGCGCCGCCGCTCGGGTAGCAGCCTGCTGCCGCCGCTTTGCCGCCTCTTCTTCGTACTTGGCGCGGTCCGCTTCCTTTTTACGCGCTATCTCGGCCTCGGCCTTGGCGCGGTCTTCCGGCGACATGGCCGCGAGCTTGGTCGCCTCTTCCTGCTGGCGCGCCGTCATCCCCATAGCGGCCGGCCTGATAGCTTCAAATTTTGCTATCTCGGCTTCCGGCATGGCGGCTTCCAGTTCCATCGCGTAGTCCAATACGGCACCAAAATCAGACATGGTCTTCTCCTCTGGGTTAAGGCTACTTGGCCTTGCGTGTGGGTTTAGGCTTTCTGGTCGTCGGCTTTTTCGGCGGCTTGTATGGCAATCCGTGCATCAGGGGGCTCCCTCCAACAACCTGCGAACGACCTCGCATGTCTCTATAACGGACAGCACCCGCCCATCGGTCAGCCAGACGACGCAGCGCGCTGTCGGGCTTGCCACTATGTTTCTTCCGGGCGAGGCCGCCGCGTGCATGCTGGTGATCTGGGGACCAGCGACAAGCACCTCGCCGCCATCGGCCCGGTGCAGCAGCACCATCAGCGCCAGGACCAGCGGCATGGTCAGGTTCAGGCGGCGGCGGTTCCTTCCAGGGCTTCGACCCGAGCGGCCAGCTCCTGGCAACTGTTCACCAAGACCCAAATCAACATCCCCGGCTGCAGGCCGAGGAACCGCTCGCCATCGAAATCAACCTCGGCGACCATCTCCGGCACTACCGTCTGCATGTCCTGTGCGATCAGGCCATAGCGGGTCTCGTCACCGGCAAAGGGCCCGGCGGCATATTTGAAGCTCACCGGACGCAATGCCTGGATCGCCGAGAGTCCGCGGCTATAGGGCGCGACGACGTCGGTCTTTGCCGCTTCGTCCGAGATGACCAGCCAGGAACCGCTGGCGTTGTAGGTGCCGACCGCGTTGAAGATGGCGTAGGAGACCGTGGCGGGCCGGTTCATCACGCTGTGGCTGACGGCGCGGTAGAAATTGTTGCCGCCGCTGTCGAGCACGATGTTGGGCGAACCGCTGCCGTCAAAAATGGAGGTCGCGGAGCCGACCGAGGTCATCAGGGTGAGCCCGGCGATATTGTATTGTGCGGCGTTGACGGCGCCCGCTGCGTTGATGGCGCCGGTCGAGGCCACGATGGAGCCGGTTACCGTGCCGTTGGCGCTGATGTCGTTGTTGCTTTGCAGCGCGCCGACCGTGGCGACGTTGGGCACATAGAGGGAGTTGGCCTGCAGCGCGCCGGTCGTGACGCTGCCGGTGATAGTGGCGCCGCCCTGGACGTTGAGACTGCCGGTGGTGCCCAACCCACCAATGCCAGCGGTCACGGTGCCCCCCGTGACCGTGCCAAGCGTTGAGATGTTGGCGCCTTGGATGTTGCCCGACGCGGTGATGCCGCCGGTGGTGCTGATGCCGGACGTCGAATTGACGGTGAGCCCGCCGGTCATCCCGCCGCCGGTCGCGGACACGTAGGGCAGGACGAGCGAGCCGTCGAGCACCTGGTCGTACCAGCGCCGCACCGCGCCCTGGATTGCGCGGGCCCCGTTATTCACCATGCTGGGTGGCATGAACTCCGGCCATCCAGCAGGCGGCGCCGATGTATTGCTTTCGTCGATCGGTGACCACGCCGAGATGTCAGCCATCAGATCAGCCCCATCATCAACAGCGAGCCAAAATCAAGCCCGGTAGACGCGGCGAGCCCTTCGGCGGCGGTGCTATCGCCGAGCAGCGCCGAGAGCCCTCCGGCTGAAATGTCGCCAAACCCACTCGCCGCCCCCCCGCCGGACAGGCCCAAGCCGCCCAGCAACCCGCCGCTGCTGCTGCTGCCGCCGAACAGTTGCTGGCCAATCCCCAACGTGCCGCCAAGGCCGGCCAGCGCATTGGCGGTCTGGTTCTGGAAATACGGCGACGTCTGGGTATTCGACCCGGTCGTCGGCTGCCCGATCGAGCTGAGATACTTGGCCAGCGTGTCCCAGGGCGCGTTCTGCTCGCCGTAGTACCGCTTCATCTGGTCGGCGATCTGGGCCTGCGTCATCGCCGTCAGGCCCTGCCCGGCCTCAAGCTGCGCCCGCGCCGGGGTGAACATCGCGCTAGCAAATTGCGGGTATTGCTGGAGCGCCGACAAGGCGGCGGCATTGCCCGACTGGTAACCGCTCTGTAGCCCGGTCGCGCCGTATTGCTGGCTCGCTATCAGGTTATTGAGCGCCTGCCCGGAGAGTCCCAGTCCCTGGTTGTAGGCGCTGCTGTAACCCTGCCCGGCCTGGTTCTGTAAACCGGCGTATTGCGCCGCGGCAGCATCCTGCCGGGCCCGCTCGTTCATGTAATTCTGCCCATAGAGGTTGCTCGACTGATCGGCGAGCACCTTGCCTAGGTTCTGCTCGTTGGTGCTGCGGGCGCCGAGCATCGCGCCGGAGCCGTAGCGGCCGGCATTGGCAAAATTATAATCGGCCTGCGGCGCGGTCGCGGTCTGGTAGTTGCGGGTCACCGGGTCCTGCGCCGCCTGCACCATGGCGGCGAGATAGGGGTTGCTGTTGAGGTAGGCGCCGCTCGCCGTTTGCGCCAATTGCTGCATGCCGGGTCCCTGCCCCTGCGCGACGCCGCCCAGCGCGCTGAGGCCGAGATTGCCGCCGAGCGCGAGCTGCGACAGGTTGTTGAGGCTCGCCTGATTGGGATTGGTGCCTTGGGCGAATTGCTGGTAGGCGCTATAGGCTGGCGAGTTGTTGACCCCGTAGCCGCCGGTGACCGCCGTGTTGAACGCCCCGGTAGCGTTGGGCTGGAGGCCCTGCGCTACGGTCCCGGCGCCGGTATTGTAGATGCCTTCGTAGCCCGTCTGCACCGCCGGGTTAAAGGGCGCCATCGTGGTGCCGGGGTAGTACGGCATGACCGGCGTAGTGTTGAACAGGTTGCCCGCCGCGTTCCAGCCCTGCTGCAGGTACGGGAGCTGCGCCTGCTGCGTCGGGTTGATAGTGGTTTGGGTGGTCGTACCGGCCGGCTTCGAGCCTTTAGAGCCTTTAGACATTTTGCTGCAGCTCCCGGACCATGATTACGTCCCCCGTGCTTCGCGCGCCCCAGGCGCGCACCCAGCCCGCTCGGCCCATGCCGGCGACGTGACTGCAGCCCAATTCCCGCGCGTGCCGGTCGATCGCCGCCACCGCCGGGCCGATCCAGGCCCGCATGTTGCCGCCGCCGGCGAACAGCACCTCAAGCACCCGACGGCGGGGATAGGTCGCCACCTCGGTGACGATCACCGCATCGAGGCGGCCGGGCTCGGCTTCGCAAAACCAGATCCCGAACTTGCCGGCGATCGCCAGGGCGAGGAGGTCGATCGGCTCATAACAGCCGGTACGGCGGGTAGCCTTGGCAATGAGTGGCTCGGCCTCGCGCCAGCGCAGGGCGATCTCCTCGATCGGCGGCAGGCGCACGACCGTTTCGCCGGGGAGCGCTGTTGGCGCCGGCCCGGTTTCCCACGTCGTCAGGCTCACGAGAAAACGATCCAGTCCGTGCCGTTGAACCAACACAGTACCGGGGTAGTGCCGCCGCCCGACCCGACCACCCCGGTCGACGTGGTGCTGTCGGTCACGAACGCCAGCGTGCCGGGGAGCACACCCGCCGGCAGCGTATCTACGGTGAGGGGCGCCAGTTGCGGCCGGTTGGCCCAGGCAGCGAGCTGATTGATCGCCGCCGCCATCGACTGCAGCCAGGACCACCAGTTGCTCTGCACGTCGGACGGCGCCACCGATACGGTGACGGCGGCGGGCGGCGAATTGGCGCTCATCGCAACTTGCCCTCCGGAACCATGTCCACGTCGAGCCCCTGCAACGCCTGGAAATTGACGCCCCGCGTCATGGCAAACCGCATCCGAACATAGCGGCCGGTGGTGCGCTGCGGGCAGTCGCCCAGGATGTTGACCGGGATCTGGGCCGACCACACGACACTTTCCGACAGCCGCTCCCGCGCGCCCACCTGGACGGTCACGGTATCGTCGCCGGGCTCGGGGGCGTCGATCAGCGGCCGGGCGTTTGTCACCCAGGCGCGGCGCCCCGGGAAGGGCTGCGTCTCCGGCAGGTCGAGGGTCGGCGCCATCGCCGGGCCAACCCAGGTGTGAAGGCGGTGGTCGGGCGCGAACGTCGTGAGCCGGCCGGCCGTCGTGCCAGCCCAGAACGGGTCGTCGAACGGCGGCGCGATGGTGTCGAGGTCGCCGAAGCTGTCGATCGTGTCAAGCGTGTAGCCTTGGCCGAAGAGGCCGCGGGCCAGCCACTCGCTGTGATTGGCGTCAAGCTCAAGCTCGCAGATGACCGCGCGCGCCAGGTCCCAGTTGTAAACCAGCAGCCGATCGAACAGGCCATCCGCGCTGGTCTCGGAGGCAAAGCCCCAGTAGATGAGATTGCTCGTAGGGTCGGAGACGCCCTGGACGTAGCCGATCCACTTACCGTTCAACTCTCGGAAGAACTCGCGGTCGAACTTGCCTGCGCCAAACGGTATTGCCGCGGCGCCGTCGAACGCCTGGAAACCGCTTTCGCTCAAATACATCGCCACTTGCGCCGCGCTGCCCGCCGCTGTCCGCATCCGGCCCGGCACGATCGACAAGGGCGACATCGTCCCCGGCGCGCCCGCGATAACACGGAAATTGAACAGCACCGGCGGGCCAACGTAGTTGCCGCCCCAGAGCCCGTTTTCACAGAAAATCGCGACGTCGCTGGCACCGATAAACCCGGCGACCATGCCGGTGATGGCGCCGAGATCCTGCTGCTGCAGATCCTGGTAATCAGACTGAAGCTCCAGCGCGGTCACCGAGCCGGGGGTAGGCCACTGATCCGGCTGTCCAAGCCCCGACCACCAGACGCGGTAGGGCACCGCGCCATCGACCGGGTCCATGGTGTTCGCCGCGAAGACGAAATCCTTTACCACTGTCACGAACTTGGCCCTTGGGGCATCCGGCGACAGCACGTCGAAGTTGGTGCCCGAGAGCAGCATCGACTGGATCGCGTCGGTGTAATTGCTGGCGATGATGCGATTGCCGAAGGCGGTCATCGACCAGAACCCGCCCGCCGCAGGCGACGGCGTCGTATAGACGCCGGTGACCCGGCTGACGTCGAAGAACGAGTCGAAAGCCGGCGGCATCCGGTACAGCTTGGTGGCGTCGCCGGCGTAGATGTAGGGCGCGCCGGTGGCGTCGCGGATGACATAGGCACCCTGGCAGCGGGCATCGAGGGTGTTGAAACTGTAGGGCTGCGGCGTCGGCATCGGGCCGTAGCTGGCCTTGGTCGCCGGCACGCAGTTCTTGATGACCGGCGCACCCGCGCTGGCAAAGTCGGGCTGGTCGGGCAGCCATTCGGGGAACGGGACGATGGTCACAACGTCCCGCCGCGCACGCGCATCCCCATGTCCGGACGCACCTGCAATGGCCCGCCCCAGCGCGCTTTGATGTCGGCGCGCTCCAGTGCAGCAAAGGCAGCTTCGCGGCGCTGCGCCCACAGCGGGACTCTCTCGTCGTGGCCGATAAAGGCCGCCGCCTCCAGCAGGGTCCCGAACAGGTAAGCCGTGGGCGAGGCCTTCAGCAGCCAGTTGCTCGGGTTGGCCGCCGATAGCGCCGGCAAGCCACGCAGGTACGTGACGCTGACGGTGTAGCTGCTGTCAGGCGGCGGCGTGAGGCGCATCTGGATGGCGCTGCCGCCTGGCGAGCAGGGCACCGAGTCGTCGGTGCTGCCGTAGATCGTGTAAAACTGCGGGATGCCGGCGACGCAGACATAGCGCGCCGCTTCCGCCGGAGCCATGAAATCGAGCGGCACCGCGAGATCCACCAGCATCGCGTGGCGCAATTCGGCGAAGTCCGCCGGCATCGCCAGATCCGGGTAACCGGGCGAGGTGTAGAGGATCTCCATCCCCTCGCCGCCGATCGTGCGCAGCCGCGGGCGGGCCTCGGCCTCGAACAGCGTCACCATGTCCGGGACGTGATCGACCAGCAGCCGATCGGCCGG